GCACTAAATGTATTATTTAGCGTAAAAGATGGCTGCTCAATTATGATTTTGACGATCCCTGAAAGTGATAATCGTTTAGAACAACTTCCGAGACGTCTTAAATTCAGATTTGATAACGCTCAGATAATGCAAATGTCTAGTATTGGAAAGGAGCGATAAAAATGTCGAGTCCAGGTAAAGAAGAAAGACAAATACAACAAAATTTATTCAGAGATGAACAAAAACAATTAACTAAAGCTTATGAGAATTCAAAAGAGGTACAGGAATTTAGAAAAGAGTTTCATGAGCGGATTGCGAGACTTGGAAAATGAAGTTTTCTTTCAACTTGCAGAAGATGCCAGTCACGCAACAACAAAAAGGTATTGGGTACAGAAACGGAAAAATATCTTTTTATAACCGCAAAGGTACTGAAAACAAGGAGCTAGTTAACTCACTAAAGCGCAATGCTCCAAGTAAACCATATGATAAAGATGTGCCCTTACAGCTCACTGTGACATTTTGGAATGCGATTAAGCAAAAGAAAAAGTGGTGGCAATTCAAAACTACAAGACCAGACTTGGATAATCTCATGAAGAATCTTCAGGATTATATGACCAAGTTAGGTTATTACACAGATGATAGCCAGATAGTAGTTCTCATTGCAAAAAAATACTACCTAGACAAAAACCAGATAGATATAGAAATAGAGGAGGCAAGCGATGACGGCTTTTAACCCTATACCATTAATGAAGCTCTACAATATGGCCAAGAAAGCTAAGTATGACGGATATGGCCATAAGATTGTCTATATTGATGCTCGTAAGAAGTATAAGCAAGAGCTAGTCCAATATTACAAAGATATTCGGACGGTTTTCAATAAGGGGCAGCAAATGACTTGGTTACAGCTCTATAACTTTCTGGATAGAAACTTGAAAGAGGTAGTTATCGTTCTGGAATAGCTCTAATTCGTGAAAGTTACGGTTACATTGAGAGTTTAGGTAGTCCAATGAACAAATTATCTAATTAAAGATAAACATGCTTAAAAAGCAAAATATAAGCGAAAAAAGAAAGGAGAATTTCAATGGCTGAGAGAACAATGAATTTAATAGTCGTTGAAATTTGGCAGTATGGGAAAGTTATTTTCAAAGGAAACAGCCAAGAAGTAAAAGAGCATTTCGATTTTAGTAGCAAGCAGTTTGCACGACTTACTGCAATGGGAAAAGCAGTGCAAAAAGGTTCTATTCCTCGTCCTCAGACAATGTATGCAATAAAAGTCGGAGAAGAAAAATCTGTAACTCATTTTTCGCACGGAGCGACAGATTTAATGGGTTCAGATCGCTTCAATCCTGAGGAAACAAAAGAAGAACGACGATTAAGACGAAGAGTTCTAAGAGATATGGCGAGAGAAAGGTTTTACAAGAGCTAATGAACAGATATGAAATGGCTATCGGTTTGATAGTTATAGCGATTGGGAGCTTCATTGCAGGAGCAGCTTGTGTTGCTATACAGCTTGAAAAAGTGAAAAGGCAGCGTGATGAAGCGCTGGAGCGTTTGGAGGAATATGAATGTCGTTAAGAGAAGAATTTTTAAATTATTTATCAAGTAAAGGAATACAATTTTCTCCTTGTGTATTTAAAGATGAAAAAACTATTCCGCCTCGTGAAGATTGGGATGGTTTTGTAGAGACACTTAATAATTTTTTTAATAAAAATAAAGAGGTGCAGGATAAACTTGATGAGATCATGGAGAAAGTCAACACACTAATTTCTGAGTGTGATTTCCCCCTTTCGGTTTTACAAGACGTTAATAAGCGTTTGAATGACTGTACCGATGTAAGTTATGCCAAGCAACAATTAAGATATTTACAGAATGTAAAAAAATCAATGGAGGCACACAGTGAAGAAGTTTGAAGAAGAATTGAATAATGGACTAGTATCTATTGGTCAAAACATAATAACAAAGGAATACGCTTATGGTAAAGATGCTCTGATCAATTATTTCAAAGACTGGATAAGCCCAGAGGACCATCAAAATACAGTAGCATCAAATAAAGCTTACGAAAAATCTAATCGTACGCTTTCAGAAGAAAATGCGAAGTTCGTTGTTGAAAATATTGTGCTTCAAAAACAAATCGCAGAACTCAAATCCCAGCTCGAAAAGCAGCAACCAGAGATTCCAGAAGTTCCGCAGTTTGTTGCTGAGCTTATCAAGAAGCGTAAAGGAAATTGGTCTCTATTCGGAGCTTTCAGGAATATTTCAGGTAACAAATATGATAATGAAAAACTTTACGAGTGGGTGTTTGCTCATGCTGGGAGACAAGAAATATTCGCTCAAGCTTGGACCAACGGCTACACAGTCAAGGAGAAGCAGTTTTATCTGAAGAATAAGCTGACAGGGTTAAATTTGGTAGAAGAAAAAACGTTTAGTCTAACAGGAAAACATATAGGTGAAAGATTAAGAGAGTTTGAAATGCAATATATTCCTACTGATGAGCAAGAAGCTAGATTATATAAAAATACTTTCACCCAGCAAGAAATCGACAGCATGGAAACTGGAAGCTATGAGCAGATTGAGGTGCAAGAATGAGAGAGCAAAAATATTATGTTGGGTTGAAAAGTTTAATTGATACTAATGCAATCAGTCATTTTTTATGGAAAGACCACAGATTTTATCCGGGGTTTGATAAGCCAAGTTATTCTTTCACAATGGCCCAAATATCAAAAATTTCTGGTGGAGCTTTATTGAATAACAGACTCATTGAGCTTGTGCCTGTGGAGGAAGAAGCATGAACCCAGAAATAAGCGAGTTGTTCAATCTGATCAGTTCGTGTAGAGATGAAATAAAAAAATATCCGTGGGACTTCATATATATTGGTTTTCTAAAACAAGAGATAGATAAGGATAAAGAAGAAATCCAGAAAATAAGTGCTACACTCAACCCACAGATTCCAGAACCATACGCAAGCATGAGCCGTGATGAAATTTTAGGAGGGATTGGACAGTATGAAATATAGATGTATAGTATTTGGCCATAAGTGGAAATTTAATTCAGCTATTGATATCAGACCATATTGTAAAAGTTGCGGTGAGGAAGATTATTACTTAGACAATCTTTATAAAAGGCAAGCACACGATATTAAAATGAAGCAAATACAAAATGAATTTGATGAACAGCACAAACGAGTTAAAAAGCGTTTAGGAGATTTAAAATGAAAAAAACAAAGCTGCAAATCATGCGTGAGAAAGCAGAATATGATATCGGAGAGCTTGCAAACATTGTATCTCCACTAATTGAAAAAACGGTTGTCAAAGGTTTGAGATTTGATCAAATTAATTCGCTAACTATTATGTATGAGTTTGGCTATATCAAATTTAATGATGATTTATTGAAAGTATATGCCCAAGCCCTTGACTGCTCGGTAGAAGAATTGATAGAGGGATAGACATGGAAATATGGAAAGAAGTTAAAAATTTCCATAATTACCAAGTATCAAATTATGGAAAAGTAAGAAGTTTAAATTATAACCACACTGGAGAAACCAGAGAGTTATCCCAAATTAAAAAGAGCGGGTATCTATACGTTAATTTATTTAACGATAAAGGGTATAAGAGTTATGCAGTTCATAGACTTGTTGCAAGAGCCTTTGTCCCTAATATATACGGGAAAAGAGAGGTTAATCACATTGATGAAAATCCAATGAATAATAATGCTAATAATCTGAATTGGATGTCGCCTAAAGAAAATTGCAACCATGGAACTAGAAATGCTCGTATAGGTAGCATTATTAGTAGGGCTCAAAGCAAACCAATTGTTGCAATAAAGATTGATAACAGTTCAAGAATATATTTTAAAAATTCAGTAGAAGCTGAGAAACAAGGCTTTTGTAGAAGCAGTATTAGGGCCTGTATTTCCGGTAAACAAAAGCTTCATAAAGGTTATACATGGGAAAGATTATGAATATAAAAAATGAATTGGTGGAGGATTGAAGATGAAAGCATATTATTTATCAGTTGTAGGTAGAGATGATGATGGCGGAGCTGTTGTATTCGCTAAAAACTATAAAGAAGCCATAAATGAGTGGGATTGTGATTTAGAATATGAAAATTGGATTGATCGACGCTGTCACAGAGTTCCTGAATTTGATGGTATGGAAAATGCTTCTCACTATGAAATGGCACTAAAACAATGGCATGAAGGCTGGTGGTTTAATACTGTGGTTCAATGTCCTTGGGAAGGGGAAGCTACTGAGGCAGAATTTAAAGAATGGTACGACAAGGAGTATGCACAATGACTGAAACAGTAAAAGAACACAACTTTCCAAAATACGATTTAGATGCAGATTTTTGGAGAAATCGCTGGTGTGAAGCTTCCGCTGAAGCATTACAGCAACAGTTAAAGTTTATCAAGCTTGAAAAGAAACTTGCCACGGCTGTTGAAGCTTTGAAAAATGCTTATGGTGAAATTAATTCTTTAAATGGTAGTGACAATATTTTAGAGGAATTAGAACAAGCACTCGCAGAAATCGGAGGGGAAGATGAGTAAAGAAATCAAATGTCCAATTTGCCAAGGAGTATCTACATTACGATACAACGAAAATAGAACTTACATGAGTCATTGCCACGATATTAACTGTTTTAAACTTGTAACAGTAACAGCACCGAGCGAAGCAGTCGCTGAAGAGTTGTTCTCTAAATTTGAAAAAGGGACGAGCCAGCCCAAACTCAGCATACCGAAGTGGGTAGCAGATATTTTTGATGAGTTTCTCAAAGATGATTATGATTGGCATGATTTTGAAATGTCGTTTGTTGGAGTTGATGACGATGATGATGGACTTGAACGAAAATTCTTTGACTGGACAAATAGTGAAAATGCAACAGAATTAACACTTGCTTATCTTAATCCACTAACTAGAGCGTTTGTGGAGGTTACAGATGAATAAGGCTGATTGGATTCCGTACAGAGTTACAGGGAAATTGACTAAAGTAAGAAATAGGAATATCAATGCAGTTTTGATAACTCGTGATAATGCTCTGAAGTTAAAGAAAGAATTTCCTTTTATTGAATTGTTTAGTGAAAATACTTTACTTACTGGATTTATGAGTTTTATGTCATTACCTGCATACTTAGTACTTATCAATCCAAGACAACCTCTTGATAAGAGATATTATATGTTCAAATCACAATATGATTTTGAACATAACACAACCGAACTTGAAAGGGAAGAATATGAGTGATGATGCTTATGGTATGTCTTGGACAGAACATTTAATTAGATGTAGTAATAAACGAATTGAATATTTGCAACGTGAACTACAACGAGCTTACGCAATAAGAGAGGAACGCTACAATAAACTTGAAGAACAAAAGGCACTTCGAGAATCTATAAAAAAAGATATAGAAAATAAATTTAAAAAATAGCCCGTTTTAACCAAAATAAAAAAAGCCTTATAAAGGCAGTGATTACAAGGGAGTACAGCTTATAAAGCCACTTCCGATTATATTATATATTTACCATAGTTAAAGGAGAAAGAAAAACATGAAAGAAACTATTGCACTATTAATGATTTATTTAGGAGCTACCGTTGCAAGTGTAGCATTTTGGGTATGGTTAGGAACATTACTGATCTGGAAAATATTTGAAGTAGTTGGTTCAGCAGGGATTATTTTCCCAGCATTTTACATTATGATTGGTGGGATACTTGCGTTAATTGCAGGGGGGTTACTTGGAATATATGGAGAATAAGTCAAATGAAAGCATGGTTACTAGAGAACCCTTACGATGATGAGGGGAGACAAGCAGTTGTGTTTGCGGACACACGCAATGAAGCAAAAGCCCAAGCTGATGATTTTAATATTGACTGTGAGTGGATTTATTTACGAGCAACGAGATATAAAAACTATGATGACAAAGAAAACCTGACGATGAAAGAACTGTACTTTCTCCTTTGGAAAGAGGGCTGGTGGTTCGAATATGGCAGTGATAGAATACCTCTTTGTGATGATGAGGATATCACAGACACAACCTTTGAGGATTGGTGGAATCGGACTTATGGGAATGCTGAGGTTATCAAATGAAATCAAGCTGGAAAAAGCAAAGGCTTGCTACTAAGAAGCGGTGTATTAAGTTAATGAAGTGGAAGAATAGCTTCATTAGGAAATATGGATATAAAAGGATAGCAGCATTTGGCGTTAGGGCCAGTGAAGCAGCACGGAAGGTTGCAGATAGTTTCTATTCTGTTATGAAATCAATCAGAGATCTACGGAAAGCAAATGAGGTAACGGAATGAATAAAGTAATTAAGTTTGCTAATTTCATTAATAAATATATATGGTGCCCAATAGTAGATGGATTTACATCCGTATACGAAAATACAAAATATGTGGTTGCATATACTTCTATTGCAGTCTTATTAGTAAGTATAGGTATAAAGATATTGAAAAACATAGTATTTTAAATAAAAAAGCCCGCTGGAACGGGCTTAGGCATGAGATTTATCTGTCTATATTATAACATACTGGAGGAAGTTTATTCATGGCAGATAAGTTAGATTTATTAATTAGTGATTACATGACAGGAATGCTTCAAGTGAAGATAAATTCTCGTGCAATGTGGATCACTCGTCAGAAGAACGAAGAACGAATTGGGAGTAGTGGAACAAGTAATAATACAGCACCCCAAGAAAGAAATTTTCTTATTTTAGAAGCAGATAAAGAACTTGGAAAGTTAAAGGATCAGAAGCAAACACTTGATGAATTAATGGAAGTGATTCAAGGTACACTCGTTAAAGAAATAATCATTGCAAGATTTAAATATCGACTTTCTTGGTATAAAGTTGGAATAAGGGTCTGTTTGGAAGAAAGCACAGCTAGAAAACAATATGATGCTTTTAAAAAGACACTAAGAGGGGGGTTATGGAGAGAGACATTGTATTGATTTTACTTTCCGTTTTCTTCCCGAAATTTTCCCGTTTAGTTCCTGTTTTAAGTGAGATAATGGTAACATGAGCAATTCGGTAAAACACAGATTACATGTTCGGTTGAATTAAAAGTGCTGAAATTGTTTCATAAATATTAAGAAGTTTAATCAAATTGATTAAGCTTTTTTTGTACCTAAACCAATTAAAGAATGGAGGGTATAATGAAATTATGATAATAAATGCATGTCTATCTATTATCTAATAACTTCAGGTAAGACTGTAAAAAGTAGTTGGTTTGAAGTTATTCCTAAAAATGCAGCTGTTATTAGGATTAGGTATTGCAATCAGTAGGTCGACGGATTTTCTAGAATTGCATCAAGAAAATAGGAGGAAAAATGGCACGAACAATAAATGAGGTAAGAAATTATCTTGACGGATTAGTTGGGCAGATAACTATTGATAAATCTAATCGAGAATTAGATGGTCAGTGCGTTAGTCTAATTAAGAACTTGTTAGAGTTCCTTGGGGCACCTAATCCATATGCGGCACGGGGTCATGCAAAGTCTTTGCCTGATACATATGTACCACAAGGTCTTGCTAAAAGAGGGAGTGGTATTCTTAACGTAGCTGTTAATCGTAACGGTGGGCAAGGATATGGACACGTATGGGTGAAGATAGGCTCAGACTCATGGCAAGCTAATTGGGCTGGAAAACCTGTTAAGAAAAATGTTGGTGAAGATCCAATTACAGACATTATGAATTTGGATCAATGGTTGTCAGGAAATTCAAATCACTCAAATGGTGGTAGAGCAACAAGTTTAGGATCCAAGGGTGAAGCACTTATTAAAGAATTTGAATCTCTGCGACTGACTGCATATGACATTAATGATGGCATGATTACCATTGGTTGGGGACATGCAGAGCCTAAAGGGAACACAAATTTAGTAGCTGGAGTGACAACATGGACACGAGAACAAGCTGATAGGATTTTTAGAGAAGATATAAAAAAATATGAAGCGGCAGTAAATAACTACTTTACTCGTTCATTTAACCAAAATCAGTTTGATGCAATGGTGAGCTTTGCTTATAATCTTGGCGCAGGTATCTTTGGAGATCCCCGATCCCCGTGGGATAAAAATGCTTCTGATAGTTATGTATTAGAGTCATTCCCTAACTATATCAATAAAGGAACGCCAAACGAAGCAGGATTAAGACGTCGACGTCAAGCAGAGATTAACCTATATAAAACACCTGTCACTGGTGATGAAGGACAACAACAACAAAAAGGAGAAGCAACTATGCATTGTATTTATGAACGACCAATGAGAGATGGAAAACCAAATAATGATAATGGTAACACTTGGGGAATTTACTACTGTAATGGTGTCAACTGTCGTCACCTACCATATGATGATAATGTTAAACTATTACAAGAGCTTTATCGAAAAAATAATGGTCGAGAAATTCCACGCTATACTCAGAAAGAATGGAATATTCATGCACCATGGTATAAACGACTTGAAGAAATGTACCCAGTTATTTAAGATATAATCAAGAGAGGATTGTAGTCAAATTCTGCATTTCTAACTTGCTATAGCAGGTACTTACAGGGAGCGCCTGACTCTAGAAAATACTTATAAACACTATCCTGTTAAAGCTGTCAAAAATGGCGGCTTTTTGATTTATTTCAATGAAAGTGAGGTGGAAAGTGAGCAAATTAAATTTAAAACAAAGAGCCTTTGCAGATGAGTACATCATCACTGGAAATGCT